GCCTACGCCTTACAATCAGATTTTACACCTGCTCCACGATCTTCATAAACGATTCCCTACGTTTAACATGGGAAGACATCTGGCAACAGCATTGGATGGATATGGGGATGTTTGGGGATTGACGGACAAAGAATTGCTTTTTGCTTTTGAGAAATACGTTGCTGAGCTGGACATGGATGTTTCCCATGGGGATGAGAGTGAAATAGAAAGGATTATTAAGGAAGGGATGGATTTGGAGAACATTCTAAAAGAAGAACAAAATGGCGAAGACTATTAACAAAACTACATACATAAATGCTGAACTTGACTGGGCTGAGCAACAACTGCAAAGCTGGAAAGCCTATGTTGACAGCAACCCTCTTCATGAACTCAAGGACAGGATTGAATGGAAACCGACATCTAAGGGTGGTATGCTACCCATGGTGATTGCCTCCATCGAAGCCCAAGGCAAGTTTATACAAGAGACCATGAAGAACTATTTGGCTCTTCTGGAGGTGGTGGATAAGCTTAGGAAAGCCGAAGAAGCCAAGATAGAGGTGAGAGGAAAGATGGAAATGTCCTCCATGGCTGAAGAATGGCTCAAGAACAGAAAATGAAATCCATCGACTATAAGGATTGGTACATTAATCAAAAACGAATTCCTGACAGGGAGTCTGAGGAATATTTAGCATTCTTCAATTTCCATAAAGAGCTTTGTTTGGATGGGTTTATGATGGGAGATGTCTACATAAACCCATTTCTCTATTGGCATCTCAACTTCTGGCACACGGAGGTGGATGTTATAGACGAAAGAGGACGCATCTACCAGAAATACAACAATCCTCTCCTTAGGGATAATGAATGGCTAGTGTCAAATGAAATAGACAAGGCTCATAGGGAGAAAAAGGGTCTTGTCATTCTAGGTATAAGAAGGTTCGCAAAATCCGTACTTGAAGCTAGCTACATTGGATGGGGGGCTACGTTTGACGAAAACTCCCAAAACATCATAGCAGGACTGAATGCTCCTGATATAAAGCTTATTACAGACAAGCTGGACAAAGGTCTCAACTTCCTGCCTGATGCTTGGAAATGGCAGAGGATAGAGGACAATTGGAAAAACCAAGTGACGCTTGGTATAAAGACAAAAGCCGGAGAACGCATCCCCTTCTCCCAAATCCTCATTCGCAACTTGGATGAGGGAAACAATGAAGAAGCCATTGCTGGTACCAAGCCTCGTAAACTAATTATTGATGAGATAGGGAAAGGCAGTTTTCTAAGAGGTTTTCAGGCTGCTGTTCCTGGTTTCACCACACCTTACGGATGGGGATGTTCTCCCATCCTCACAGGTACAGGTGGTGATATGAAAAGATTCATGGACGCTAAAACCCTTATGTTCGATGTGGACAATTTCAACTTCCTATCCTACAACAATTCAGATGATAGCAAGCGAGTGCATGGATTGTTCATTTCCTACAAGTATCGCATGGAGGCTAAGCAACCCTCCACATTGGGAAACTACCTCAACCTTCCAAACGATAGTGACCTTCACAATGTAGAAATGCTTGTCAGTAATGAAGAAAAAGCAAAGGACGTCACCATCACCAACTTAGAAAGGCTGAAGAAAGCAGGAGACAGAATAGCCTATCTGAAGGAAAAAATGTACTACCCACTAGAAGTGGATGACATATTCCTGAATGAGGACACCAATATATTTGATATAGAAGCTGCCAAAAGACAGAAGACAAGGCTTTTGAATAATGAAAGAACAGGCACTCCTGTGATTTTGTTCTCCGATGGGGAGAAAATAGCACACGAGTTTACAGATAAACAACCCATTACAAACTTCCCTCTTAAAAACTCTGACCTTAAAGATGCCCCAATTGTCATCTATGAATTCCCGATTGAAAACCCTCCCTATGGTCTCTATGTGGCAGGAGTGGACCCTTACAGACAGGGAAAGTCTGCATATAGCACCTCATTGGGAGCCGTATATGTTTACAAAAGGATGCATGACATCACGGGAGAGAAATATCAGGATATGTTTGTCGCAAGCTATGTGGCAAGACCTGATAAGAAAGAACAATGGGAGGAACAGGCAAGGCTATTGATCAAATACTATAACGCCAGAACCCTTTGTGAGAATGACGACATCTCCTTTATAGAATACATGAAAGCCAAAGGAGATGCCCACTATCTAGAAAAGCAGCCTCAATGGTTGATGGAAGTGGTGCCAAACACCACCGTAAAAAGGGAATATGGCGTCCATCGCTCCTCGGCAAAGGTGATAGACTATCTTCACAACTGCCTCAAAAAATACATGGAGGAAGTGATTTATAGGGAAACTGATGATAATGGAAACATCATCAAGGAAACCACTGGAGTGAGCAAGATATTTGATCCTCTTTTGCTTGAAGAAATCATCCAATATAACGACGAAGGAAACTTTGACCGCATAGTGGCAGCAGAGTTAGCAATAGCTCAAGCCATCAAAATGGACCCCATATTAGGAAAAGTGGGAGGCAGTGGTGATGAAAGAGTGTTGTCAATGTTCAATAAGAACAAACGAACAACAGGATTGTTCAATGACTCCTCAAAAGGACTATTTAATAACAGAAAACGAAAATTATTTGTATAATGGCTATTATTAGATATACAAAGGATGCTACAATCAGGTACGCATACCTTAACATATTCCCTGACCAGTTCAAAACTGAAAAAGAAAAGCAGGATGAGAGCTGGATGAAGAACACCATGGACTATTTTGCAAACAAAGCGTATGCAGAATACATCAAGAACAGGGACACCTTTGTCAAAAACTATGACCTTGTAAAGGGAATTCTTCGCATGGAGGACTTTTATCAAGAGCCTCAGGTGAAGAGTTTTACAGAAATGCTCACGCAGGATCTTGAACTTCCTGCTTATGTGAAACACTATTCCATCATTACCACCCCTATTAACAACCTTGTGGGTGAAATATCCAAAAGACCTGATGCCTTCAGGGTGAAGGCTTTTGATGATGAGAGTAAGTCAGAAGAGCTTTCCTACAAGACAGAGATTCTCCAAAACTATGTCATCTCAACAGCCAGACAAAAGCTCATTGAGAAAGTGCTTATGGCAGGAGAAGACCCTGAGGAAATAGATTCTGAGGAAATGGACCAAATGACAATGGACCAAGTGAGAGATGAATTGGATGCCTACACATCCATTGCTGAGAAATGGGCCAATCATGTGCTTACAGCTCTCAAGGCAGAATTCATCCTAAAAGAGAAATCTGAAGATGCTTTTAGAGACATGCTCATTTCTGCAAGGGAATATTATCACATCTACGAGGATAATTCCAAGACAGGGTTTAATGTAGAAGTGGCCAATCCTAAGAACACATGGTTTCTCACTACGCCTGATAGGAAATACATTTCCGATCCTACAGGTAGAGCACAGGGGGCTTATGCCGCTGGTACAGTGCAGGTGATGGAGCTTTCAGAGATTATTGAAAGCATTCCTGACCTTACAAAAGAGGAGATTGACCACCTCAGAAGCTCTCTTCAAGACTATGGTCTCATCAATGTAAGAGAGTCCAACCTCGGCAATCCTAATGTATCTCCAGGCATAGACAGCGTTACATATGATACATACGACCCTCTTGTTCTCCAAACAAGGATGATTATTGAATCGGAGATGAAGGAGAACAATGATGGGCTGAAAGACTTCTTGGGTCTTACATCCAATGTTTCCTCTTTTGGCTACAAGTATGTAGTGGTGAGGGCATATTGGATTAGCAAGAAGAAGATAGGGAAAGTGATTTATCTGGATGAACTAGGTAATGAGCAATCCATGCTTGTTGATGAAAACTATAAGAAAGGCACTATTCCTACAGAGCAATCGCTGGAATGGGGATGGATTAACCAGTGGTATCAAGGAACTAAGATTGGACCTGACATCTATCATATAAAACCATTCAAGCTTCTCAATTATTGCCCTATTATAGGCATTAATTACGAGGTGAAAAACACTGAAGCCAAGAGTCTTGTAGACATGATGAAGCCTTTCCAAGTGCTATACAATGTCTGCATGAACCAACTCTACAAGCTTCTTGAGAAGGAAGTGGGTAAGGTGTATTTGACATCCATCAGGCATGTACCTATTCCAAAGGATGGGGATGCTCAGGATGCTCTTGACATCTGGGAAATGGAAGCTCGTAACAGGGGTGTGGTATTTATTGATGATAGCCCCGAGAACCTGAAGAGCCCTTCTAGCTTCAACCAATTCAGGGATATTGACCTCACGCGCACACAGGAAATCCAATCTCGTTACACACTAGCCCAGCAATTAAAGAATGAATGTTGGGAACTAATAGGAATGACAAGACAAAGGCTTGGGTCTGTATCTGCTAGTGAATCAGCCACAGGTACAAATGCCGCCATCACCCAATCTTATGCTCAGACAGAGCCTTTGTTTGTGGCTCATGAATATGTTCTTGGGCAGCTCTACCAAGCAATCATTGACGCTGCTCTTTACACAGAAAGCAGAAAACCTCAGTCCACTATTTCCTACATCACCTCTGAAGGGGAAAGTGCATTTGTGCAAGTGAATGGAACAGATATTAGGTTCAGAGACCTTAAAGTGTTTCTCACCAATCGTCCTGAAGATAGGAAGATGTTTGAAGAAATCAGGCAGCTTTCTCAGGCAGTGCTTCAGAATGGCGGTAGTCTGCACGATATTATTGAGTTGTATTCCACAGACAGCCTCAGACAAATGAAGCGTGTGTTCAAAACACTCAAAGAAAGGCAGGAGCAAATGCAAAATGCCCAGCTTCAGCAACAACAACAAGAGCTTGAGCAAAAACAGCAGATTGCAGCAGCACAACTTCAGCAACAACAGATGATTGAACAGGCTAGAATTGCCAATGAGAATTATAACAAAGAACTTGATAGGATAAACAAAAAAGAGATTGCCATCATCTCTGCTACGGGGTATGGTAATGTTCCTGCTGAAGACACCAACAAAAACGCAATTCCTGATGTCCTTGAGATGAGTAGGTTTGCAAATGAAGAAGCAAAAGCCCAGCGTGAGTATCAAATGAAAATGAGTGAATCTCAATCAAAACAAGCAACAGAGCTTCAAAAGCTTCAAATTGAAAGAGAAAAGCTTCAAGTGGAGAGAGAAAACATGGCAAATGACCTTGCCATAGCCAAGGAGAATGCAAAAGGAAGAGCTAAACAACCCTCCAACAAAAAATCCAAATAATGTCCATAAGGTATAAAACTGATATGGAATGGTTCCAGATGGTCTATCTCAAGACTGATGTGGAACAAGAGCCTTGGCAATTGGTGGGAATACTCATCACACCAAACGGACCCACTTTCACCCTTGCTAACAAAGGAGAAACAATTGATGTGTATGACGGAGAGTTTACAACAGAGGTGAATACCGAGTTAAAGCTTGGAATTGAAAACGATATAGATTAGAGTAAAAAACCTCTAATGCTATATTACCGATCAAAATCAATAATTACCCCTTGTTTGTGTTTGGATGTCTTACATCTAAATATACTTTTACACTCAAACCAATATAAACAAACTAAATATGGCCGATAACAATATGGAAATGACGCCCTCATTCAGTATTGAGGACACAATGGAAATGGGTGGTATGGGAAGTACAGAACTTCTCAAAGACCTTTTTGGAACAGAAACCTCTACAGGTGATCCTAATGAAGTGGAGGCTATTGTGAAAGAGGTTCCTAGCGATGAACCAGAAGCTCCTAAAAAAGCTCCTGCCTCTCCCAAAAAGGAAGAAGCTGCCCCTGAGAAAAAGAATGACGACATCAAGAATTTTCTCTACGGTGGGGATGATGATGATGAAGAAGAAGAAAAACCTTCCGAAGAAAAGCCCTCTAAATCTGTCTCTCCCGAAGCCTCAGAAGAAGAATCTTCTTCAGAAGAAAACACAAGCATCTTTTCCACCCTATCTAAAGAACTCTTCAAACTAAACGTATTTACAAACGACGAGGAAGAAGAGGAAACACCCATCTCCACTCCTGAGGAATTCCTTGAAAGGTTCCAAACGGAGAAAAAGAAGGGTGCTATTGAAATAGTGAATAATTTCATTGGACAATTTGGTGAGGATTACCAACAGGCATTCCAAGCTATTTTTGTCAAAGGCGTCAATCCCAAAGATTATTTCGGTGCATATAATAATATACAGAGCTTCTCTGAACTAGACCTCTCTCAAGAGAATAACCAAGTGGCTGTTATTCGTCAAGCGCTTACAGACCAAGGGTTTGAATCTGAAGATGTTGAAACAGAGATAGAGAGACTTAAAAACTACGGAGACCTTGAGAGTGTAGCAGCAAAGCATCATAAGGTGCTTGTGAAAAAAGAGGCTGTGAAGCTCAAGCAAATGGAAGAAGAAAAAGAAAGCCAGCTACAACAGCAAGCTGCTTTCAAACAACAATACGTGCAGAATGTAAACACCATTCTGCAGGAAAAAGTAAAATCTAGGGAGTTTGATGGAATTCCTGTCAACCCCAAACTTGCTGGTGAACTACAGGATTTCCTATTGACGGACAAATACAAGCTTCCCTCAGGAGAGCTTCTTACAGAGTTTGACCGCACAATATTGGACCTCAAAAGGCCTGAGAATCATAACATGAAAGTGAAATTGGCACTTCTCCTTAAGATAATGGAAAAGGACCCCACACTTTCCACGATTCAAAAAACAGGCATCACCAAAAAGTCCAACGAGCTATTTGGTGAAGTGGCTAGACAAGCAACCAAGTCCTCGATGAAATCCTCAAGCAACACTAGTAAACCATCAAGTTCTTGGTTCTTGTAATTAGTAACAGAATAAAAATAAAACAAAATGCCTATTCAAACTATTCCCGGTCTAACAGGGTTTACCTACGCAAGGGTAGCCTCTATGGACAAACGTGCTGTTGGTAAGCTTACAGATGCTAACCATCTGGAGAGCTTCCACTCCACGGAACCTGCTGATTATGACAAGAAAATCATCAGCCTGTACACACAAAGCTCGCTGTACAGCAATGACTTCCTTGACATGATTAACAAGTCCACTCCGTATTATATTGACAACAACAGCGATGCATGGAAGTGGCAAGTTGCTGTTCCTTACAAGTTCCCCAAAATCATCGACGTCCCCACATCTACAGTGGCTCTTAGCAAGCCGGGGATTGATGGTCAGGAGTTCACACTTGTACTGGATACCAACGAGTTCTCCAAGAATGCCATCATTTCTGTTGGTAGCCGTCAATATGGTCCTCGTTTCTATGTAGTGAAGGATCCTGTTCCTTGGAACATGGGTTTCCTTTACACCTTCACTCTTGTCTCTGACAACCCCACTGTGGATTTCGTAAGCCGCACCTTCCTGCAAACAGGCATTGAGCTTGAGCTGGTTGATGCTGCCATCGGTGAGTTTGATCAGGATCTTCTTGGCCTTCCCCGTCTGGGTGAGCAAATCACCATGTTTGAATCCCTCGGTAGTGCTTATGGTTATGAGCACAAAATCACCGAATGGGCTGATGACAAGATGATGCGCGATGCTTCTGGCAAACCTCTGGATATTCTGGTGTATGCTCCTCAGCGTAGGAACCAGCTTCCTCTTACACGCAATGATGTTAAATGGGAGCCCTTCATTGAGTTCTGGATGCGTAAGTCCATGCTTGAACTGAAGGTTAAGCGTATGATTTGGAGTAAGCCGGGCACTGTTAAGACCAATGGTAGCAAGCAGGAACTGAAGCGCACCTCTGCTGGTGTTTACCATCGCATGCGTAACAACGGCAACCTTGTTCAATACAACCGTGGTGAATTCACCGCAAACCTCATTCGTTCTGTATTTGGTGATCTGTTCTATCGTCGTGTGGATGTTAAAGATCGTCGTGTGAAGATGTACACCAATGAAGCAGGTTTCGATGTCTTCCAACAAGCTCTGAAAGCAGACGCTCTTAATAGCGGATTGACATTCATGGCTGATAGCGGCAATCGTTATCTGCAGGGCGAAGGTCAGCACATCACCTACAACTTTGCATTCGATGCAATGGTCACTCGTGAGACTGGTAGGGTGGAACTCATTCACCTGAAAGAGCTTGACCTCCCGCAGAGCAATCTGGAATTTGGTCAAAACAAGAAGTCCACCCCTGTATTCATGGTGTTCGACGTAAGTCCTATGAGCGATGGCTCCATGGTGAACAACATCCGTGAAGTGAGAATGAAGGGTGCTCCTTCGATGACATGGGGATATATTGATGGTACTCGCCATCACCTCGGCTTTGCCAAATCTCAAGGCATGAGCTCCGCTAATAAGTTCCCCGGCTACGAAATCTGGATGAAGGACCGCTGTGACATCTTCATTGAAGATCTCTCTCGCACAGTTCTCATCGAAGAGATTCCGCAGTTCTAAAAGATGTTTTAAAACATCCTACCACCGAGAAGAAACTCCTTCGCCATCTAGAAGGGGTTTCTTCTCAACCCTACAGAGTGCGTGTGTTGGATTATATGTCCAAGAGCACTGTCTTTTGATGGCAGCACTCTGCAAATTAAAACCAAAAACTCAAACAACTAAATTATGGGCAAAATAGGGAAGATTTCCACCATCAAGAAGGAATTGGCTAACACTGGTTTGCAGACAATGCAACAAGGTCTTGCACAAAGGGGGATGACAAGAATTCCCGGAACAGGGGTTTTCAAATATCCCTACAAGGAATTGGATGGACAATATCGCACAGGGCTGGACCCTAATGCAATGTACATCCGTAGGATTGCAGACCCCACTGAGAGAGAGATTGAAGTGGAGAGGGTTACAGCTCTTCGAAAGAGACTTGAAGAAGCTCTCAATCTTGACCTTGGTCCTCGTTCCAAGTTTTGGAACTACAGCCTTTCCACTTCTACAGAGGACACTCTTCATGTCCAACCTGTAAAACTGATGGATGGAGATAACTACTTCGACCTTTCCATTCCTCTTCAGGAGCTAGCTTTCTCTTGGCTCCGAGTGCACCCCACAATTGCTAGTTCACACCAAGCATGGGAAAGAGGTGATTTTCCGGCAGACACTCAATTTTATGTCGCTGATGATGATATTGAAAATCAGGTGGCATTCAAGAAGAAGCAAAGGATTAACAAATGCATCATCAAGTTTGATGCAATGACTCCTGAGAAGAAGCGAAAGGTGGCAAGGCTTCTTGGACTTCCTGTAACAGACGATAGCAAAGAAGAAGCTGTTTATGTACAGGTGGACAATCTGCTTAAGCAGACAGAGTTCAAGGATGGTAAATATGCAGGTCTTTCCACCGTAGAGGTGTTTGAAAGATTTTCTGAAATGAAGGAAAGTATTTTGCACATAAAAGACCTTGTAAAACAAGCCATTCAACACTCTGTTTACAGAATTAAGAACAGCGGCAGAGTTTACGAGGGTGAGTATGAAGTGGCTGTAGATGAGGAGGCTCTTGTCAAACATCTGGCAGATGATGATAATCAAGAAGACCTCATTGTTCTAGAACAGAAACTTAAAGCTAAAAAACTCGCAGCTGTATGATACCCGTAGATAGTTTATTGTACAAGATTGACCAAAAACTAAATAAACTATCAACAAACGAGCATCAGCAGATACAACTGGAAGACAAGATACTTGCTCTCAATGAGGCACAAATAAAGCTGATAAAGCAGAAGGTTGATGGTTTTAGTACAGTGAGTGGTCTAGGACTTGATGCCTTTAAGAAGAGATATGAGGACTTGCAGAGCTTGGTGGTTACGTACAATCATCAACCTCTTTTCCTCAAGCTCAAAAATCCAATTACAAATCAGTGGTTTGCAAATCTTCATCAGCTTGTCCCGAAATACATGTTCTACATTGACAGCTATATTACAGCTGACAAAGATGAATGCAAGGACAGGGTGCTGTGGATAAACAGGGATTTGGCTAAACATGGTGATCTTCAGTTTATTCTGAACAATGACCATTACAAGCCCTCGTTTGAATATCAGGAAACATTCAACTTCCTGTCTTCGGATGAGATAAGTGTCTTCACCGATGGGACATTCACTCCCAAGCAGGTTTACATCTCTTACATGCGCTATCCTGTCTACATAGACAAAGAAGGGTATGTAAAACTTGATGGTAGTGATTCTGTCAATCAGGATTGTGAATTGGAAACCTATCTTGAAGACGAACTTCTTGACCTCACTGTCCAGAATCTTGCAATGTACACTGAAAATCAGTCTGCTGTCCAAAGCTCTGTCTATAGGATACAGACAAATGAATAAAGCGTTTATTAACAATCTAAAATAAAAACAATGGCAGATTTTTCGTTGACAACTGTCTTTGTGGTGCCTGTAGGGAACACTCTACCTAGCTCAGGCTCCACGCAGAATCTCACTGCAGGACAGTTTGGCTTTTTCAAGAGTGATTACACTGCGGCTACGTCTGGCACTATTGCCTCTAGTCCGTATTTCTACATTGCACAAGGTAGGGTGAACACCTATCTTCAAGGCAGCAAGAGGTCGGATAAGATTGCTGGTTGTGTTGGCACTAACCCCGGTTGTCGTACAAATGTAACTGAGTGGTACAAAGTGGCTGGTTGCCCCACCCCGGTGACACAGGTGACAGACGTAAGTGGTTGGAATGTAAAGTGTGGTGAAGTGGTGACACTCACCCTCCGCGCACACTCCAGCTATCTGGATACGCTGTATTTCAACGGCTTCACTCGTAGTGTCACTGTACAAGCTCCTTGCTGCGAGTGTGGTGCTGACCCCTGCACAGAAGTGGATGTTCCTGCTCTGATTGATGCTTTCATTGCAAAGCTCACCCAGCAAGCTCCGGGCATCAACCCTGACAACATCAACCTCAATCAGTTTTATCAGTTCCAGCGAATTGGCAATAACGCATCTGCCATCCTTCGCATCTCTGGTAAGCCTCTGACGAAGTATGGTCAGCCTTGCGATGTTGCAGCATTCCCCTACGAGTATGACAGGATGTATTTCCGCACTTTTGTCTTCAGAGGTCCTGCTACCACCGCTGACTTCATTGTTCCTGATGCTTGTGACATTGTTGCTAATCCTCAGGTGACACAACGTGCTTCCTATGTAGCTGGCACTCCTGATGAAATTCGTCAGCTTGAGAAGAACTTCTACAGCTATCAGGCTGGCTATCTCAAGCACCTCTACAGGATGGCTGGCTACAATGGCAACTTTGAATCTTGGGTGAGTGACAATACTACGTATGACACTTTCTACATCAAGTTCAATGACTATGACAAGTCTGCTTATCAGTGGGGTGACTACATTCAGCAGGACAGCATGGTGATTATTGCTGTACCTACAGCTCTCACGGCTGGTGTTGAGCTTGTTCTTGAGGCTGCTCTTGGCACTGTAACTGAACACATGTCTGACGACTACCTCCACGACTACCACTGTATGGCCGACAAGCTCTACCACCACTACGCTGATACCGTAAGCTGCTGATTCTTACACATTTAACACAAACCTAAGCCAGAGGGTAAGAGAGGACTTCTCAAATCCTCTGGCTTTTTCAATCTAATGTCATGGGTCTAGATATATTAGTGGTTCCAACATACAGCACATTCACAATGGCTGTATTGGATGCTTCTACATATCCTTCAGCACCTACGAGTTCCAAGATAGACATCACTGTTCCGGGATATACCATCCCTGTAACATTAACCTTCTCTATTAATCAGCTCAATCTCTACAACTCCACTAATCTAAATCTCACACCTGTAGGGTCTCCCATTGTATCAATTCCTGATGGAGTGTACACTCTTAAATATTACACTCCTACAGAATCTGTTACAAAAACTATTATGAGGGTGGATCAACTTCAGGAGAAGTTTGATAGTGCTTTTATGAAGCTGGATATGATGGAGTGTGATGCAGCTATCAAGAAACAACAAAAGGTGGTGCTCGATAGCATCTATTATTTCATCCAAGGTTCTGTGGCAGCAGCTAACAATTGTGCCATTGATACAGCAAACAAACTCTATCAACAGGCTCTGAAGATGATAAACAACTATGCTACGGAGGATTGTGGATGCACAGGAAACAATTACACCATAACGGCATATTACAATTGTTAAATCATGGCTAAGTGCAGCAACTGTGGCACTCAAGTGGGATGTGGGTGCCAATTGATAAATGGACTATGCTCGGCTTGCAATGCTATTGCTCAACAAGCAAATAGAATAAAAAATGTTATCACCAAGGCTTTCCAGCTGTATTGAATGTTCCACCATTCCTGCATTGCTTTCTGATATAGATTGTAAAGTGAAGGAGCTGGCACAGCGTGAATACAACAATGTTGTATTCTCTTTCAATAGGAACATCAAGGGAGAAGTGATGAAAGACCTTCTCAATTACAAAAGGATTCTACTTAACAAGTATTGCAATCCTGAATATGCACCTTGCTTCACTGTCGAAATGATAGCAAGCAGGGTGAAATTGTTAATCCATAAATAAAGAGAATAATGTCTTGCTCCAACTGCTATAATGGATGTGCAGAAATAACGTCTGACAAGTGTATCAAATACACAGGAGAAGACATTCCTGCACTTGGAATATCTTATGGAGATTCTCTTCTCCATGTAGAGGAACAGCTTGCAAAATTCATTATTTCCACCCTCAATGGGTCTGGAATAGTGATAAATGTTCCTTCTAGTGTTATTTGCGACCTCATTGAAAAGCATCTTCCTACATGCCCCAGCTATCAGCTTGATGAACTCATCATCACCATCATAAAAGCTGTATGCGATCTTCAAGCACAAGTGGATGCCATCAAAGCTGACATCACAGCACTCAATGCTGACTACAGCATTCTTTGCCTTTCTGGTGTCACAAGCTCATCTGACACCCATCAGATTGTACAAGCCATCATCAATAAACTCTGCTCCATTAATACAAGTTTGGCTGCTCTTACACTCAATGTAACCACCAACTATGTAAAGATTGCAGACATCAACACTTACATTGCCAACTATCTGGCATCTGTAGCTCCTGCAAACAAGGCATACACCAAGATGGTGCCTTATTCTCCCATTCCTTATTTTGGTGCTTTGTCTGGCTATCCTACACCCTCTGACCAACTTAGTACAACAGGTCAAGGAACAGGATATTGGGAAAAGGTGTACATCTGTAATGGTTTAGGTAGCACACCTGACCTTCGTGGTAGGACAATTGTAGGTGCTGTATCTGGTGTTGGCGGTGGTCCTCTTGACACTCAAGTGAATCCTGCTGACCCTCGCAACCCTAATTATACAAATGGCACCACTGCAGGAGAGAACTTCATCACTCTCACCTCAGCACAGATGCCTACACACAACCATGTAGCTAGTGTAACAGACACTGGCCACACTCATTCCATCACTGTCACCACTTCTGGTTCCACTGCTCCAAACGGATTCCCCAACTATCCTACATTCAATTCCACCACGGACCTTGGAGGCACTGTTGCCACCAATCCTGTAGGTATGAATGGTACTAATTCTAGCACAACAGGCATCAGTGTAAGTATTTCTGACACAGGTGGTGGTCAATCTCATCAAAATGTTCAACCCTCTTTTGGAATGTATTACATCGTGTACATTCCCTAATTTATGAAAAACTTCGTTTTGTTGGTTTTGCGAAGTTTTATCCCCCGGTGTTTCTACATCGGGGGTTTTATCTTAACTAATTTTGTTATATCATATAATATATTTAGTTAAAATAATTTGGAT